TGTTGATGGAAGAGACTGCGGTGCCCCTGGCCGCGCTGCCGCTGGCGGAATTCAAGGCGCATCTGCGGCTGGGGACGGGGTTTTCGGATGGCGATATCCAGGACCCCGTATTGGAGAGTTTCCTGCGGGCCGCGCTGGCGGCAATCGAGGCGCGCACCGGCAAGGTGTTGCTGGAGCGCGAGTTTTCCTGGGTGCTGAGCGGCTGGCGCGATGCGGAAGGGCAGGCGCTGCCGGTGGCCCCGGTGAGTGCGGTCCTGCGGCTGGCGCTGCGCAATCGCGACGACGAGGAAGAGGTGATCGCGCCAGCGCACTACCGCCTGGAGCGGGACGCGCATCGCCCGGTGTTGCGCCCGGCGGGCACGTTCCTGCCGTCGATTGCGCCGGGGGGCGTGGCCGAGATCGTGTTCCGCGCAGGCTATGGCGCGGGTTGGGGCGATCTGCCGTCGGATCTGGCGCAGGCGGTGCTGATGCTGGCGGCGCATTACTACGAGTATCGCCACGAGACCGGGCTGAGCGGCGGTTGCATGCCCTTCGGTGTGTCGAGCCTGATCGAGCGCTATCGCACGGTGCGTCTGCTCGGCGGGGGGGCGCGGTGATGGCGGTTCTGCTCAACCGGCCCCTCGTGCTGGAGGGGGTGACGCGCAGCCCCGACGGGGCGGGCGGGTTCAATGAGATATGGCAGGTGCGCGGCACGCTCTGGGCGGAGGTGCGTGCGCGCACGGGGCGCGAGGCCGAGGGCGAGGGGGTGAGCGTCGCGCGGGCGGCGTTCCGGATCACCGTGCGCGCCGCGCCGCAGGGCAGTCCGCAGCGCCCCGAACCGGGGCAGCGGCTGCGCGATGGCGCGCGGGTTTTCACCATTCTGTCGGTGACCGAGCAGGACGCGGAGCGCCGGTTTCTCACGCTCTGGGCCGAAGAGGAGGTGGTGACATGAGTTACGGCGTGGCGGCGGCGTTGCAGCAGGCGGTGTTCGAGCGGTTGCGCGGGGATGCAGCGCTGGAGGCACTGGTGGGCGATGCGATCTATGACGCGGTGCCCAATGGCGCTGTGCCGCCGCTTTACGTGACGCTTGGCCCCGAGGATGCACGGGCGCGCGACGATGCCACTGTGGCGTTCCAACTGGTCAAGACCTATCGCTCGGGCGCGCAGGTGGCGGTGCGGCCCATCGTCAAGCCGGTGCCGGGCAGCGTGCGCATGGGGCTGGCCAATGTCGAGATGCGCGAGGGCGTGCATTACGAGATCGATACGGCCACCGGCATCGTCACGTTTTCCGAGCCGCCCAATCGCGATGTGCCGATCACCGCAGGCTATGAGTTCGACGTGCCGGTGCGGTTCGATACCGACCGTATCCAGACCAGCCTTGCCAGTTTTCAGGCCGGAGAAGTGCCCAATGTGCCGGTGGTGGAGATCCGGGTATGAGCGGGCTGTTGTCGCATCTCGGAGCGGGCGTGACGACCACCTGCCGCTGTTGGGCGCTGACGCGGCGTGACGGGGTGGTAATGGGGTTCACCGATCACGACCGGGCGCTGGCGTTCGAAGGGGTCGCGTTTCGCCCCGATACCGGGCTGAGCGCGCTGGCCTTGCAGCAGACGACGGGGCTGTCAGTGGACAATACCGAGGCGCTGGGCGCGCTGAGCGACGCGGCCATTCGCGAGGCGGATATCGAGGCCGGGCGCTATGACGGGGCGGGTCTGCGCGCCTGGCTGGTGAATTGGCAGGATGTGGCGGCGCGGGCGCTGATCTTTGCCGGCACGATTGGTGAGTTGCGGCGCGCGGGCGGGGCGTTCGAGGCGGAATTGCGCGGGTTGACCGATGCGCTCAACGTGCCGCTGGGGCGGGTCTATCAGAAGAGTTGCAGCGCGGTTCTGGGGGATCGCGACTGCACGTTTGATCTGGATACGCCGGGATATGTTTCGGAGCGGCCTGCCGAGGTGGTGGAGGAGAACCGCGTGTTTCGCTTTGCCGAGATGGGCGGGTTTGCGGAGGATTGGTTTCGCCATGGCGTGATCCGGGTGTTGAGCGGGGCGGCCACGGGGCTGATCGGGCTGATCAAGCGCGACCGTGTGGAGGGGGCGGGCCGGGTGATCGAGCTGTGGCAGCCGCTAGGGGCGACCGTGTTGCAGGGCGATGTGCTGCGGATCGAGGCGGGCTGCGACAAGCGGATGGAGACCTGTCAGTTCAAGTTCGACAACCTGCTGAATTTTCAGGGCTTCCCGGATATTCCCGGCGATGACTGGACGATCACCGACCCGACCAAGAGCCCGGCACTGGATGGCGGGAGCCGTCGCAGATGAGCGGGCAGGGCGCGCGGATTGTCACGGCGGCACGGGGCTGGCTGGGCACGCCCTACCGGCATCAGGCGGCCTGTCGCGGGGCGGGCTGCGATTGCCTGGGGCTGGTGCGAGGGATCTGGCGCGAGGTCAAGGGCGCCGAGCCCGAGCGCCCGCCCGCCTATTCGATGGACTGGGCGGAACCGGCGCGGCAGGAGGCGTTGTGGCAGGCCGCCGCGCGGCATCTGCGGGCCAAGGCGTTGCGCGACGAGGCGGCGGGCGACGTGATCCTCTTTCGCATGCGCGAGGGCGGGATCGCCAAGCATCTGGGCATCGTGGCCGAGACCGGCGCGCGCGCCACGTTCATCCACGCCTATTCGGGGCATGGCGTGGTCGAGACCGCGCTGAGCACGCCCTGGCGGCGGCGCATCGTGGCACGATTTCAATTTCCCGAGGAGGGCTGAGCCATGGCAACCATTCTGTTATCCGCCGCAGGGGCGGCGATTGGCGGGGCCGTCGGCGGCTCTGTCCTCGGGCTGTCGTCGGTGGCGGTCGGGCGGTTTGCGGGGGCCGTCATCGGCCGGTCGATCGATCAGCGGCTTTTGGGCCGGGGGTCGGAGGTGGTGGAGACCGGCCGCGTCAGCCGGTTGCGTCTGACCGGTGCGGGTGAGGGTGACGCGATCAGCCAGGTTTACGGCCGCATGCGCGTGGGCGGGCAGGTGATCTGGGCCACCGAGTTTCGCGAGAATGTCACAGTGACGTCGGGCAACCGGGGCGGCGGCAAGGGCAGCCCGCGCCCGGCCACGCCTGACACGCGACAGATCAGCTATTCGGTGAGCCTTGCGCTCGCGCTCTGCGAGGGGGAGATTTCCCGGGTGGCGCGGGTCTGGGCGGATGGCACGGAAGTGTCGTTTTTGGGGCTGAACATGCGGGCCTATCATGGCACGCGCGACCAACTGCCCGACCCGAAGATCGAGGCGGTCGAGGGCGCGGGCAACGTGCCTGCCTATCGCGGCACCGCCTATGTGGTGATCGAGGATCTGGATATCAGCCAATTCGGCAACCGCGTGCCGCAGTTCAGTTTCGAGGTGTGCCGCCCGTCGCAGGCCGGGACCCCGGGCGCGGACCTTGATCCGGTGCGCGCGGTGCGCGGCGTGGCGCTGTTGCCCGGGAGTGGGGAATATGTGCTGGCGACCACGCCGGTCACGATGGATTTCGGGTTCGGGTCCTCGGGCGTCGCCAATGTGAACACGCCGTCGGATCAGCCCGATTTCGTGACCGCCCTCGAAGGGCTGACCGGCGAATTGCCTGCCTGTCATGCGGCGTCGCTGGTGGTGAGTTGGTTCGGAGATGATCTGCGCTGCGGCGACTGTCGCATTCGCCCGCGCGTGGAGCAAAAGCAGTTCGATGCCTCAAACATGCCTTGGGAGGTGTCGGGGCTGCGTCGCGCGCAGGCGGGAGAGGTGCCGAAGGATGGCGAGGGTCGCGAGGTCTATGGCGGCACACCCTCCGATCAGGCGGTGATCGAGGCCATTCTCGCCCTGCAACAGGCGGGGCAGGAGGTGCTTTACTATCCGTTCATCCTGATGGAGCAGATGCCCGGCAACGGCTTGCCCGATCCGTGGAGCGATGCAGGCGATCAGCCGGTGCTGCCCTGGCGCGGGCGGATCACCACCTCGAAGGCACCGGGGCAGGAGGGCAGCCCGGATCAGACGGCGGCGGCGGAGGCCGAGGTGGCGGCGTTTTTCGGCACCGCGCGGGCGGCGGATTTTACCGTGACGCCGATTGCGGCGCAGCCGGTGGAGCAGGTGGGGACCGGCGTGCTCGACCTGTTGAGCTTTGGCGGCGCGGTAAAGCGCAGCCCGGTGGCCTATCACGGGCCCGACGAGTGGTCCTACCGGCGGTTCATCCTGCATCAGGCGGCGCTTTGTGCCGCCGTGGGCGGGGTCGAGAGTTTCTGCATCGGCTCGGAGATGCGCAGCCTGACGCAGATCCGGGGGGAGGATAACAGCTTTCCGGCGGTGGCGCAGTTGGTCGATCTGGCGGCGGAGGTGCGCAGCCTGTTGGGGCCGCAGGTGAAGATCAGCTATGCCGCTGACTGGTCGGAATATTTCGGCTATCAGCCGGGGGGAGGCGACCGGTTCTTTCACCTTGATCCGCTGTGGGCGGACGAGAATATCGACTTTATCGGGATCGACAATTACATGCCGCTGAGCGACTGGCGCGAGGGCGATGAGCACCGCGACGCGCAGGACTGGTCGTCGATTTATGATCTTGGCTACCTGCAGTCGAATATCGAGGGGGGTGAGGGCTATGACTGGTTCTATCCGAGCCCCGAGGCGCGGGCGGCGCAGCGCCGGGTGCCGATCACCGATGCGGCCTATGATGAGCCGTGGATATGGCGATTCAAGGATCTGCGGGGCTGGTGGGAGAACCGGCATTTCGACCGGGTGGCGGGCGTGCGCAGCCCGGAGCCGACCGCATGGGTGCCGCAATCCAAGCCGATCCGCTTTACCGAATATGGCTGTGCGGCGGTGGACAAGGGCACCAATCAGCCCAACAAGTTTCTCGATCCGAAATCATCCGAGTCGCGCCTGCCGAGGCATTCGACGGGGCAGCGGGACGAGTTGATCCAACTGCAATACCTGCGGGCGGTGGCAGGGTATTGGGCCGATCCCGTGCGGAACCCTGCGTCAGAGGAATTCGAGGGGCGGATGATCGATATGGATCACGCCTATGTCTGGGCCTGGGACGCGCGGCCCTATCCCTATTTTCCGGCCAATACCGATCTGTGGTCGGATGGCGGGAACTATGCGCGGGGGCATTGGATTTCGGGCCGGGTGAGTGGGCGCAGGCTGGCCGATGTGATCGCGGAGATCACCGGGCGCGCGGGGCTGGATGCGCCCGAGACCGGGGCGGCCCCCGGCTTTGTGCGCGGTTATCTGGTCGATCAGGTGAGCGAGGCACGCTCGGCGCTGCAACCGCTGATGCTGGCGCATGGGGTCGATGCGATCGAGCGCGGCGGCGTGCTGCAGTTTCGCCGCCGCGACGGGCAGGCGGATCACGTGGTCGATCTGGCGCGCGTGGTGCGCGACCCGGAACTGGGCGGTGTGATCGAGCAGACGCGGGGCAGCGACCTGGAACTGGCGGGCCGGGTGCTGCTGCGCTTTCTGGAGGCGGACGGCGATTTCGAGGCGATCTCGGAAGAGGCGATCCTGCCGGATGATGCAACCCATGCCGTGGCGATGTCGGAAATGCCGTTGGCGCTGACGCGGGCCGAGGGGCGGCAGGTGGTGGAACGCTGGTTGTCGGAGGCGCGGGTGTCGGTGGACACATTGCGCCTGACGTTGCCGCCGTCGCAGCTGGCCACCGGGGCGGGGGATGTGATCGAACTGCCCGAGGCCGAGGGCGGCGCGCGGTTCCGCATCGACCGGGTGGAGCAGATGGGCAACGCGCAGCGCGTCGATGCGGTGCGGATCGAGCCCGAGAGTTTCCGCCCCATCCTGATCGGGGATGCTCCGGCCCGCTTGCGA